TAGCGCTTTGCTTATGTTTAGACCACCTGGCAGAAAGTCGCATTCGCGTCTGGCCTATGTAACACTTGCTGTTGGCTGTATTACTGATTTTGTAAATGACTCCAAACATTTCAACACCCGTTTAGTTGCGTACCGGGTATTATACTTTGTGACTGGATCCAGCACAAAGCTGCTGGTGCCGCTGGTGGTCATTTCTTCCTCGCTGCCCGCAGGTTGTCAACCAAGTTAGGGTACGGGCGTCCTGCTGCTTTGGCATCTGCTTTTGCAGAAGCCTTCTTCGCGGGGCTCAGCTTTGCGGGCTTGCCAAGACTTTTTGGCCTTGGCTTTTCCCATACCGGTTTGGTAGCCATCAGTACATCTTGCCTCGGGTCTTGCCCTTGGTGGCGCAGCCGTCAACAGAGCCGCCCTTGGCGTACTTCATCACGCCGCCGGCTTTCTTGGCAATGGGCTTTTTCTTGGCCGCAATCGGCTTGCGCGGGGGCGGAGCAGAGCCCATATCAACGTCCATCGGGGGCTGGCCCATCTCTTGGGTGTAAACGCGGCTCTTCATTTCTTCGCACCTTTCTTGGCAACGTTGCCAAACTTCATGCCCTTGCTGGCCTTACTGTACTCTTTTGCAACCTTGGTGGGAATCCCCACCTTCTTGGCGAATGCCGGAGAATGTGCTGCGGCATCCATGGTTCGCTTCTGCTTCAAACTTTTGGCTGGCATCAGATGACTCCTGACTTTGCAAGCATGGCCATGGCCAGAATAGACACGGCAGCAATACCAACGCGCTCCATCCACTGAGCGGCCTTTTCCTGGCCAGGAGATTTAATCTCCAACTGGGTTATGCGGTCGGTCAGGCGATCAATAGCCCCCTCGACCTTGGAAATCGCTGTGAACGCACGCTCTACCGCCTGCTGGCTGGTGGACTGCCGCTCTTCGATCAACGCCAGCTTGGTAATGGCGGTGGTCAAGTTGGACAAAGCGTCCTTCATGTCAGTCACGTCAGAATGCAACGCGGCCAGTCGCTCTTCAAGCACGCTCACGGTGGCTCTCCGCTCGTTTCCGTCCCAGTTTTCCGCCATTTTTCACCTCAGCAATTCCATGCCTTCAGCGCAAGTGCTTTGCGCGTTGGGCGGCCTTTTTCGTCTTTCATGGGGCCTTTTACGCCACCCATCCTGGCACAGAACGAGTCTCGCCGTGCCGCATCCTTTTTGGTTTTTGGATTTGGCGCAGGAGGCTTCAGATTTGCACCTTCTGTCTTCTTAAAGTGTGCACGGCCAGCCGCGTTCAAGCCGCCTTTTGGGTTCTGATGGGCTTTTTTAACCATGTCGGCCTCAGTATTTCACCAGATCAATTGTGCCCGTAACCGACTGCTGTGTGGTCAACGGAGCGTAAGCCAGCACGATCTCATCCGGAGTATTGTCTATTGCCGACGACAGCCACGCAAGAGAGTTATTCTCCAGCGGCTTGTTCACGCCCGCCGCGTTGATTGGATACGCGGCCAGTACCCACCCCAGATCTGTCACCGTTTGCGTTGTCACCGCCCCAATCTCAATGAGGCTGCTGGCAGTCCACGTAAGCGGAGCAGACAGCGTTGGGTTGCGCAGTAGATACACAACTCCCGAATCAGAGGAGGTCACGCCTACGCCTGATCCCGTGACGCGGATAGCGGCATCTCGGTAGGCTGGAAGCCCCCTGACGCCCAAAACCGCATAAACCGTCCCGGGGGTGTTCACAGCAACAAGCGTAGCCGGCGCCAAAGTTCTTGTTTTCCCAGTCACGCTTGTGGCACCCTCGACGGCTACCTGTGAGCAGATCGTCGTGAAGGTCCCCGCGCCAGTGGTGCTGCGAATCTCGTACCGCAAGGGTTGGTTTGGCGAGCGCATGAACACGCCTTTGACGTTACCCGCGTAGTCGTACTGGTGCGCCAACACGAAGCCTGCCTCGGTCTTCAGGAACGTGCGCAACACCGCGCCGCCCAGCCACAGGAAGTCGGTCAGGGTGACGGTGAAGTTCTCCCAGTCGTAGCCCGCCACGTCGGCGTAGCCGCTCCACTGTGTCCACGGCAGGCGCAGATTCTCTGTGCCGTTGTTGACCACCACCAAGTAGTAGGTACCGTCGTCGCCGTTGCTTTCCACATACCAGCCATCGAGGTTGGCGTCGTATGGGGCGGTGGCGCTGGAGCTGAACAGCCCGTAGCGCTTGATGACGCCGACCTGCAACTGGAAGTCCTGAAATGTGATTTCGGCCACCTTGGGATAGCCAGAGGAGTATGGGAAATACTGCCGCGTTTGCCGAACCATGTACTGCCCGGCGGCCACCGTCAGTGTTACACCCTGGTTCTCCCAGACTGCCGTACCAGTGCCTGCGCTATCGAATAGCTGCGTGTCTTCCTGGTATAGCACCTTCCCGTCGAACAGCGGGGTCAGCTCGGCATTTCGGTTCCTGCCGTCAGCAGTGACAGCCGCAGCTATACCGGGGTAGACCCGGACCTGCGCCCGTGCATCTTCCCCTATAACGTCAGGGATGTAACTGACGCCGCCCACAGATTACCCCAGCTTGGCGCGAATGGCGTCCAGCGCTTTCTCTGCCGCCGCCTTGCGTTTGTCCAGCTCGGCGATCTCCAGCTCAACGGTGGCTTTGCGGCCGTTGTACATCGCGTTCAGCTCCGCCAACTTCTTGCTGGCTTCGGCATCCGCACTGGCCAGCTTGGCCTGAGCAGCAGTGATCTTTTCCTCAAGCGCAGCCAAGCGGTCCTTGGCCTTGGCATCTGCTTCCTTGGCTTTCACGTCAGCGGCTTTGCGCAGATCGTCAATCTCTTTGACGATGGCTGCCTTGCGCTCGATCATTTCAGTGATCTGCTCGTTGGCAACCTTGACGCGGGCGTCAGCTTCGGCGTAGATCTTTTGGACATCCGCTTGTGCCTGCTCGATGCCTTTCTTGGCAGCAGCCAGAGCGCGCTCGGCATCCTTCTGTTTGGCTACAGCATCAATGACAGCAGGGATAGCATCAATAGCTGGGCCGAACGTGTCAGCAAACTTTTTGAGTGCGTTTACATCAATCGCCATGATCAGCTCCCAGGCATACCGGCTTGGATTACCGTCATCGTCGCATCACCACCAGTATAGGAGGTGACGTTCAAACGAACAGCGGTAACGGGAAAGGCGTAGTTGCCATCCAGCGATGCGGTCTTAGCGCCAAGGCCAGAGTTTGTAAACCACGTTGCAGTAGACGGGTTGAAGTCTTTGGCAAACACATCGTCAAACGTGTGCTCCACGCTGTATGTCAGGCTTGCACCAGACGACAGCACGACTGCAACCCCAACATTGAACGGGTCACGGTAGTGGTCCAGGGGAATAGGTGCCGAAGCGCCTTCTGCCCCCACTGTTACGCGAGTAGGGCGCATGGTGGCCTCCTATCAGCTCAGAGCAGCGCCGACAGCGGTAACCCAAGCAGCACCGGTGCTGACCACCAAGCAGTACTCATCGTCGCCAGCGCCGTTGTCATTGATCAAACGGACTTGGCCGGCGTTTGCAGCGGCGGCGGCAGGCAGTTCGGAAGTGGCCACTGCGGTCAGCTTCAGAAAATCAACGACGGTGATGTCGCCCTCAAAGCCATTGTTGGAAATGACCGGGCCGGAGAAGGTAGTTGCCATCATGAAACCTCATCATGCGAGTTGCCCTACAGTCTGCATGATCGTCTGCCGGGCCAGTCGTGCAGGGCTAAATGAATCCCGGGCTGATGCATTATGTCATGCGGGTACGCTTGCTGCAAGTTTCTTGAGACGTGCGCGTTTATTTGACTTTTGTCCTTCTATCTTTGCGCACTCTACACACTGTCCTTTGGTTTTGCGAGGAGCAATATGACCATTGGCGCATGGAATTCCCGTGAAGTACATGGATGCGCCCTGCTCTTTAGCAAGCTGACGAGTGCGCGGAAGATGGGCGTATTCTGGCGGAACGGGGTCTTCACTAAATGGGGTGTAAGACATTACCCATCCAGAGGCGGCCCCGGTCAAAACTGGCTTGCCAGACTTGCAGGCTCGTATCGTTGTTGCAACAGAGATGCCGTAGTTGTCGCGCAAAAAGCTAAGGCTTGGAAACGTTTCCAACGTGCCGTCTGGCTTGCGTACATAGACAGCCTTCTGAAGGTCGTCAGCGTTTGCTGGGCGCTTACCAAAGAAGTGCGACTCCTCCCCGCGCTTGACTGCTGCAGCCACGTTTGCACGGCCCTGCTCAGACATTGGAAGGCCCTTGCGCTTGTTGGGCCGTCCTTTCTGGGCTGCGCTTATCTTGGCGCGTACTTCTGGAGAAACTTCTTTTCCATAGCGGTAGTGGTTTTCTCCCGCATGTTTACCTTTGCGGCCTCGGCTTATGTTGTCTTTAGCCTCCTGCGTGAGCACAACCCCGAGCCGCGGTGTGTACGCGTCCGTGTTCACGTTGTAGCAGTCTGGCTGCCCCACGCACTTCATCAAGTACGTGTTCTCTACATCGAATGCCTCGCGGCCCTCGGGCACGGTTTCGATTACCTCAAATACAAAAGCCTCCGCACCATACTTGTTCCATGCGGTCTGCATGCGCGGGTTCTTGTGTGCTCCGCGTTTTAGATCGTACGTGTGCTGCCACTTGCGGCGCTCGAATGACTCTGCGCTGCCAATGTAGTAGTCGCTGGTGAGCATATTGGTGATGCGATAGATGACTGCCATTTCAAACTCCTTGTTGGTAATGTTCGATACTATGCCACACAAGGATTGCTGCGTCAACTATTCTCTAGCTTTGTATCGCTTATACCAACAAAAAAGCCCCCGAAGGGGCCTCCAAACACAGCTAAGTGCTTGATTTTGCTGGGATTAGGCCCCAGGCGACCCGAACATGCCTAACGGATCGCTCGCGCCGAACGAATAGCGCTCACGAGCCTTGTAGCGAGCGTTGCCGGTGTCGAAATCAGCGTCCATGCTGGTGCTCATGGCGGTACGCACGAAGTGCTTCATGCCGTTGGGCACGTCCGTCTTGATGAACCAAGCGTCGTCATCAGTCAGGAAGTGGTTCACGGTGTAGCCCTGCGGGATAGCGCCGTTCGTCTTGATGGCGTTGATGTCGTTGTCAGCGGTGCCAACACGCAGTTCGGTCTGCAGCAGGCGGGTGGCAACGAACATCAGCGACGGGGGGACGATCAGCTTGACAGGCTTGGCTGCAATCAGCAGGCCACGCTCGTCGGTCCAGCCGGCGATCTGGATAACGGCGGCTTCCAGGGAAGTCTCGTTCAGATCAGCACCAGTGGTGGGACGGTTGCTGTTGGAGCCGCCGTTGACCAGGGGGTGGTCAGTAGCGAACAGCACCTTGCCGTCACCGTAGGTGGGGTTGCCGGAGCCGGTGAAGCCCTGGTTCAGCAGGGAAGCGGCCTTGACCTGCTTGGTGTAAGCCATAGCACGGGCCAGCGCTTTGGTGTAACGAGCCGACAGCGAGTCGTACAGGTTATCTTCCATGGCTTCTTCGGTGATCGAGAAGCCCATAGCGATGGTTTCGTGCACATAGCGTGCAGTCCAAGCCTCTTGTGCGTTGTCGTAGGCAATCGAAGCGCCTTCGGCTTTCACCGGGGCGGAACCAAAGCCAGACAGCTTGGTTTCTTCTTCGAACGAACGCTCGGAGCTCTCTTGTTCGTAGATCTCCTTGTGTTCTTCGCCGTAACGCTTGTACTCCATACCGAACAGTGCGTTCAGGCCTGGGAGCAGTTCTTTAAGTAGTTGGGCACGAGAAATAGCCATGATTCAGCTCCTTACAGGCCAACAGCATTCGTGTAGGAATGCGCGCCGGGGTTGAACTTGACGTACACATCAGTGTAAGCGTCGCCGGGGGTGCTGGCAAAACCGACGATACGGAACGCGGCAGCGGTGGTCTGAACAGTAGCATCCAGGGCCGAGGTCGAGTTGCCGGTCTGGGTAGAGCCGGTGCTGGTGCTCTGCACAGCAGCGAAGAAGGTGTTGGTACCCAAAATGGTCTGAGCGCCGGAACCGTCTAGCTGAGCTTGGAACACAACGTTGGGGTCAGTCACAACCTTAGCCTTCACAACACCGGTGGTGCCGGAGGGATAGTATTGGCTGTGAATCACTTGGCCTTGGGCGTTGACGTACTCGCAACCGACGAACACGCCGATAGCGCCCACGCCAGAGCCACCCAGGTTGTTGGTGGTGATGTCAGCGCCGGTGGCGGTAGAGATGGCCAGATAGCCGTCCGAACCGATGATCACCACTTGGCCGTAGAAAATGTTGGTGGCTTCGCCAGCCGGGTCGATGAGGAAAGTCTCGGTCGCACCAGCGTAAGGCATACCATCAACGCGCTTGACGGGACGGAGCCCGTAGGGAGCAGCAGTAGATGCCATGTCAAATCTCCAGAATTAAGAGCCAGTTCCGAAAGTGACCTTGGTTTTGCGCTCGTTGAAGAGCGGCATACGCGGGTCGTTCTCTCGCATGAAGTTGTTGTCCACCGACTTCATCTGCGCATCCGCCTGCTGAGAGTAGTAAGCATTACGCTGCTCAACCATCTCGGTAGGTGTCTTACACAGCATCAGCCCGCCGACAACAATGTTGTCTTTGAAGCGCGGGTCTTCGTTTCCAGCAACAAACACCTCGGGGTGGTCGGATGCCTTGACGGGTTCCCAGCCCTCACGCAGACGCGAAGAAACGTTCATGGGGTCCGCATTACCCATGGTGCTGACGCGCACCCAACGGAATTCGTAGCCCGGTTCAGGATTTGGGCTAGGCAGAAGTTCCGGACGCACCCACTGGCGCTTGCGCACTTGGGTTTCACGGGTCGTCAGATCTCGGTTAATACGATTCTCAGCCATTTTGTTTCCTCATTTCCTCAGCAACCTGTTTGGCGTAAACATCCAGCGGAACACCTAGCTTCTTTGCCAGTGATACTTGCGTCTGCGTCAGCACGATCTTCTTGGGTGCAGTGCTGCGGGTTGCAGGGGCAACTACCGTCTTGGCCTTCGGCTTCGGAGATCCCTCCGGCTTGCTTTCCTCGTCGAACTGATCTGGAAAGACTTGTCGCATACGAGAATTGATCTTCTCGTAGTAATCATCGCTTCGGGGATCAACCCCTTGGCTAATCAGCTTTTTGTGCAACCCCAGAGCAAATGCGGTCATCTCTTCATCAGATCCGAACCATTCATTTTGCTCACGCCATGCAACTGCTTTTTGATCAACTGCTGCAGGCTGTTGGGCGGTTTGTTGCGGTTGTACAGCATTTTCTTTTGGCTGTAAAGCGGGTGGTTTGAAATTGGCCAGCCGCTCTGCTTTCATTTTGGCAGTAGTCAGCGCTTCTTGCGCGTCTACAAGAGCATCAGCATCGCCAGATTCGTATGCTTCTTTGTATTTGCGTTTTGCAACTTCGACTTCGTTTTGAGCAACTTTCTTGGCATTCTCAAGCATAGCTTGCTGGCTGGTGTTTACCGTGCCTTTAAGCCGCTCGTTTTCAGCCAGTACAGCTTGAGCCAGTTTGACCGCCTCTTCTTTCTCTCGAAGAGCTGCTTCTTTGGCTCGCCGCTCGTCGTGGTAGCCGCGCGTGAACTTCTTGATGCGCTTCTGCACATCCTCGCTGTACTTTGTCAGCTCATCGTCAGTGACCTCATCCGGAGGGGGCGCCGGCTTACGGCCGCGGTCCTCTTCGGGAGTGTCGTCAACAATCTCAACCTCAATCTCATCGGACTCAGCAGCTTCGGCTTTGACGTCTTCGTCTTTGACCTCTACCTCTTTTTCGTCCGGAAACTTGTATTCAACAGCTTGGAATCCCATGTCACGCTCCTTTACGCAAATGCCGGGCGGCAAGCGTCGGCATCGAACTTATTGCCCTTTCTGCGATTTGCAGAAATTGGCAACACCTGCAAGTTCCATGGCGCGTGCAAACCGCATACGCCATGGCCGTTTAGCGGGGCTATGTGATCAACTTCAAAACCATTAAAGATTCTGCAGAAGTCATACAGACCTTGTATTTCCGCTTGATGTGCGAGGCTCAAATGCAGAGCATCGCGTATGCGAAGGTTTCTTCGCCTTTGACGCTCAACCTCTGCGGCCCGCACGCGCTGGTATCGCAAACGCCGATTTGCAAGATGCCTTTCCCTGTTTTCGGCCGCCCAAAGCATAGACTTTGCAGAGTAGTATTCTCGTTTCTTTGCCATTGAAGACACCGACCGAGAAACGCACACCTCTCTGTTTTTTTCTCTATACTTGGCCGTAACAACACTGCGGTTGGGGTTATTGCGCTGGTAGTCCAGCTTACACGCCTTGCAGTGATGCTGCAGCCCGTCTTTAGTTCGGCTATTTTTGGAAAACAAAGATATTTGCTTTTCCTCAAAGCACTTGGTGCAAGTCTTGGTCTGCATAGTTACAGCCTTTGAATACCTTTTGGATCCTGAACCACGGCTTCAATAGCATCGTCGTTAAAGATCCGGTACTCACGACCGTTGACTTTGATGCGCGTACCGGTATTTGCACGGAACACCACGAAGTCTCCAACCTTGCACCATGGGCCGTTCGGAAAACGATCCGGGTCGGAATAGGCTTGTTCGCCCATATCGAGCACAGCACCCACCACAGACAGGATCTGCTCGTTGTGCTTGGTTGTGTCTGCCTTGATGATTCCACCGGCAAAGGTGTCGTCAATCTCAGGCAGAGCGATCAGCAGCTTGTACCCCACCGGCTTGGGAAGTTGTTGCTCCAAGTCAGTTTCGGTCACAGCGGTTTCAGTCATCGTCTTCTTCCGTAAAGTTGCGCTGCAGGTCTTTTGTGGTTTGAATTGCCAGCTGGAGCCCGCGAATCCGGCCGACAACTTCCTTGTATTCCGCGTAGTCTTTGGCACCACCGGAACTCAAGAACTGTGTAGAGGAGGCCACATCCTCCTCGTGTTTCTCTAAAAGCACGTCAAAGACGGTTTTTGCCATTACTGTTCACCCTGTCCAGATTGACCAAGCGTATTGGATGCGTTCTGCTCTGCAATCTTGTCGGCCAGACGGAACGCTGTTTCGCGGTCTTGCTGCAGGATGCTGGCATCGGCCGAACGACCCATCACACCAGCGCGGTACGCATTGACCACGTTGGCCTGCTCTCTCAGCTCTTCGTCGGCCATCTGTTTGCGCATCTGCAGCTCGACCTGCTTGGCCTTGAGAAGCGCATCTGCCTCATCTTTCTTGGCCTTGCGCTCGACTTCGGCTTGCTTGATCTGAAGCTCTGCCTGCTGCATCTGAACCAGCGGGTCTTGCGCCGCTTGCTGAGCTTGCTGCGCCTGAGCCTGTTGTTTGGATTGCCCCAAGACCTGCTGAGCAGCAATGGCTACCATGCGCGACAGCGCCACTTCCACGTCTTCCGGCAGCTCCTCGTCGGGGTTTGGCATCGGAACGCCCAGCTGCTCTTCGACCTTCTTGCGGTATGCAAACGCCAAGTGCTCGGCAATGTGCGCCTGGATCTCAGCCATCATTTTCTGGGCTTGGGGGTTCTGCCCAACCTGCGCCATCATCAGCGGATCCTGCATCATCGCCGTGTGCACAGCAATGTGTGCGTCGTGGTCCTGATAGATGAACGCTTTGGTGGGCTTACCATTCAAGAAAGCCATGTTCTCGCTGACTGGATCACGAGGTTTCATGTCCTCGTCCATCGGGATGATCTTGTCAGCGTTCTTCACGCCCAAGACCTCGATCATTTGCCGGTGCAGGTACGGCAAGTCATAAATCTGAGGAGCCGTGGTGGACAACTGGTGCACAGCTTGGTACTGAACCACCCGCTGGGCCATGGTTGAGCTGTTGGGGTCCGATACCGGGATCACCTCCACCATCTCGTAGTCTTGCTGGCGCGCGCGAGGGTTGTTGTCGGTGGTGTCGTACTCGTATTCAGTCGGAGCATTCTCCGCAATGATCTCTTTGAGGAGCTTGAACTCCTGTTTCATTGCGTAGTGCACACGCGCCTGAACAGCGGCCATGGGCTTCAACGTGCGCTCAAGCAGTGCTAACGTTGTTCCAACGGGAGCCTGAGCAGACATGTCGCTGATGTTCATGTCGCTGATGGCAGCAAGCCGGCGACCTTCATCCGTGATTCGGTTCAGCAGAGCCAGCAGCGTCTGGCTGGGCTCCTTGTACGGCATCGGCAGGATGTTGTCGCGAATCGAGCCGCTGGGCACGTCCACGTCCCTGAACTCGCCGGGAGAAATCGGCGTGTCGTCACCCTTGATCCGCAGACCGCGTGACTTCAGACCGCCGGGAAGGTTGCTCAGAGTACCAGCGTCCACCAGCTGGCGGATCAGCGACGTGCCGGCGCGGGCATAACCACCAACAATGTGGATCAATCCAAGGCCGTACAGACCAAAACCCGGCACATAAATGTAGTGCACAAAGTGATCTCGCTTCTGCTTGAGCGGATCCTCTTCGCGCCAGTTGCGGCGAATGGCCAAAACAGTGTTTGTGCCCTTCTCAATCGTCACCACGTACGGCAGAAGCAGCCCGTCCGGGTCTTCGTAGCCAGGGAGATCGAGGTACGTGTGCACCTCATACAGGGTGTAGCGGTCATCAGAAGTGAGGGAGTAGCCCGCATCTTCGGCTTTTTTCTTCTCGATGTCTGAGAAAAAGCTCTTGGGCTCGCCGAGATCAATGTCGCGGTACATGCCGGTGAGCTGCAAGCGGCGCATCTCATTCTTGGTCTTGCGCATGACGTGCGTCACGCGGTCAGCCTTTTCGATAGTAGACGCGCCGTATGGGGCAATTACGTCTTCAGCGGTGATATACATCGCCGTCTGGCGGCCCAGGCTCGGGTCAAAGTACACCTTCTTGAACGCCGAACCGCTCAAGCCAAGGCTATAAAGCATCCGCTCGTGCTCCGACCGGTACTCCACCATCACATCCGTCAACTGGTGGTTCATGTCCTCACGAACACGCTCCGCGGCCTCCTCTTTTTCCCGAGTTGACTTCCCAAGCACCTTGCACTTGACTGGTCCCTGAGCAGGAAACGTCTCGCTCATCGCCTCTGCCTGGAAACGAATAGCCGCTTCGGACAGTACAGACGAGTACACGCCACAGGCACCTTCCCAAGGATCAGTGCGCTCTTCGTACTTCAGCCCAAGCACATCCAAGCCTTTGGAGTAGGTCTCTGCCCACTCTTTGCGACTGGATTCATCCGAGTCAACCATCTCACAAAGATCGGATGCCAGTGCGTACAGCTCCGAATCTTCCATCGCTTCGGCCAAGTTGCCATCAAAAGCAATAGCCTCAGCCACAGTTTCCTCTGGAATCAAGGTCACTTCCACACTGCCGTCGTCCAAAGTCACCATTTCAGGATTGACAATCTCAATCTCCAGTTCTGGCTCCATTGACTCTTCAATTCCTTGCGGCGCTTGGTACAGGCTTTGCTCGATCATGTGATACCTCAATAGTACGTTGCCCGCTTGGGCTTGAACAGTGGCTCATTATCCTCGTAGTCGGACTGCAAACGCAAGAATCCACCAGTCCTGAACCTCATCAGGGCCATGATAGCCGTGTCCACATCGTCATCGTGTGCCGCAAACGGGAAAGCGGCCATGTTTTCAATCAAATCCCGCGCCCATTTCTTGTCCGGCGCCCACACTTTGCCAGACTTAAATATGTCGGCCACCGAATTCAAGCGCGCAATCTTGTCGTTCGACTGACCATTCTTGCCACGGGTCGGCGTAAAGTCGCTCACCGGTATGCCCATCTGCCGCAACTCAAAAATCAACGGCAAACCAGAAGCCTTGGCCTCAATAATGCACGCATCCGGCTCCCACATCTGGTACATCTGCTTGGCTTTTTCCTTCAAGTCAGGAAACTCAAGCCGCTCCATGTACCTGTCCAACAAGATGATGTTCACATCGCTCTCATCTTCGTTTAGATGGAAGATTCCCCAGGTCGTACAAGCCGAAAAGTCGTTCCTCTGCCCCTTCGTGTACGCCGTATCCCATGCCTGAATAATGAACTCGCAAGGCGGCGGATCATCTTTTTCCCAGATCTTCCACCAGTCACGCTTGATAATCGCCCCCTCTTCACCTGTGGGCCGCTGCTGATACTGCGCATTCCACTTGCTCGGCGGCAATTCCTCTTTCAGAGCCGTCAGTTCCTCCAAACTCCAGAACTCCGGCCACAATGGATTTCCAGAAGGCATGATCGCAGGAAACTCAATCACCTCCCACTCGTCAGCCCTGCCCCTATCGGCCGCATCCTTCAACACCCGGCCAATCAGATCATTCTCACTCCACCGAGTTGCAATAATGATGATCGCCCCGTTCGGCTGTAAACGCTGACGCGGACCTGACGTGTACCACTCGTACGCCTTGTCATAAATCTCCGGCTGAAACGCCGCCTGCACCGCCTCACCTTCACTGTGCGGATCATCAATGATCGCTATATCCGCACCACGACCCGTCATCGTGCCGCCAACACCAATAGCGAAATATTCCCCAGAATGGTTCGTGCTCCACCGGCCAGCCGCCTTCGAGTCCTGCCGCAACCTCACATCCGGAAACACTTCCGCATACTGGTCACTCATCACCAAGTTCCTGACCTTACGACCAAATCCAACCGCCAACTCACCCGTGTTGGACGCCTGCATGATCTTCTTGTCCGGATACTTACCCAAAAACCAAGCCGGAAACAAATACGACCCAAACTCACTCTTCGTGTGCCGCGGCGGCATCGAAATCGCCAACCGCTTCAGCTTCCCAGAAGCTATCTCCTCAAACTTCTTCGCCACCACCGCATGATGCCGACCATGAATAAACCCCGGCCACATTTTCTTCACAAACGACATGAACGAGTTTTGACACTTCTCCCGCTCCACCGCCTGCTTGTACTCCTCCAATTGAGCAACCAGCCGCTCCTGATCCCCAGGTGGCAACTTCGCCAGCAACTGCTCAATCTTGTCCATCATAAAAAATGCCTCACGATCCCCATTAAGCCATTAACTATCACAACCACCAACGTGATAGCAAAAAACACCACCTGCCCGTTACTCATAAATCTTGGCAACGTTGCCAGAAACTAGGGCTAACCCCAATCATTCAAGGCTCCTGAACGACTTCCACACCGGCCGAACACTTCTTTTAGCCCCAGGAATCCTCTTAACAGCACCCATCAAAACCAGCTTATCAACAATCCGCTTGATGTTCCCAATCCCCTTCACACCACGTAGGTACGCCAAGTCCTCATACGACGGCGCAAACCCATACTTCTCCCAGAACACCTCAATCAACAAATACGTGTGCCGCTCAGCCAACGTCATAGCCATCTCCCATACCTCCTCCCTACTCGGCAAAGAAGGTCTCCATATCATCTTGTCATTTTGACTAACAACTCGCACATCAACTTTTACACCCCCCTCCCCCCTATTTCTCTTTTTGCCAACCGGGGGGGTTTTCCTAGGCCGCTTGGCAACGTTGCCAGAAATTTTTTCAAGCACCGCCGACCTGTCGATTTCTGGAAAGGTTTCGCGCATGAGTGGGATGGGCGTTTGAGTGGGATGGATGATTGTTTGAGTGGGATCGACAGGACATACTTATCGTTTGAGTGGGATAGTATGTATAGTCAGTCAGGGACTCCGCTCTCAGGACTCGGGGGGATGGGGTACGGTGGGGTCTCTATCCTGCCCTTCGTCACCCGGCTGGCCATCCATCCCTTCAGATACTCCCCCCAGTGTTTCCCCTGGTTTCGGCGGTCTCGACCCGTCTTTTCCGGCACTTTGCTCGCCATCCTGACAAGCGCCGCTATATGAATCAATGACTTGCGCGTGCTCATACTCTGCCCCAGTATCTGCGCCGGTCTTGGCAACGTTGCCAAACTCTGCGCTTGTGTCCTGCGCCTGGAGTTCATCCAGCAGCGATTTAGCCTGCACATCTACCACCGAATCATCGCCGGCCATGATGGATTTGATCTCATCCAGCACCCTGGCCCGTGCCGCTTCGCTGGTGGAAACGGTCCGGACCTCTTTACGCTCGGTGAACGCCGCCACCTCTGTGATCTGGCCGATTAGCTGGGCCGCTCTGAGCCGGTCTGATGTCTTTTGTGTGGTGTCCGTAGCC